TTTTATGATAAACTAAGTACAACTGTTGCAGATCAGAATGCTGCTAGAATAGATGCAATGAAAAAATTTGCAGAAGCAGAAAAAGCTAAAGTAAATGCATTAAATGCTCAAAATACTGTTGCAGTTAATGAAGCAAATGCAAAAAGAGAAGATACAATAAATAGATTTAATACACAATTAGAAAATCAAAGACAACAATTTAATGTTCAAAATCAAAGAGAAATAGATCAATCAAATGTTGTTTGGAGAAGAAGCATTAATACAGCAAATACAGCAGCTACAAATGCAGCTAATCAAGTTAATGCACAAAATCTATTAAACTTATCTAACTTTGGGTTGTCAGCATTATGGCAGCAATGGAGAGATGAAGCATCATGGGTAAATACTTCTTCAGAAAATAGTGAAAATAGAAATCATAATTTAGCAATGGCAGCACTAGAAAGATCTACTGCTGTGGATTTACAAAATAAAGCATCAAAAGATGCGATGTATCAGATGATTGGTAAATTTGGTTTTGATCTATTATTAGGATAAGGAGAATAAATGAGTATAAGTAAAATGTTTAAAGGTGCAGTATCATCAGCAGCCGAGTGGGTTGGTGGTGCAATTGGTGGAACTATCGGGGGTGAAAAAGGTGCAGATATTGGGAGAAAACTTGGTGGTGCACTAGGAGATAGAATAAAAAGCTATGGTGGTGGAGGTGGAGAATTTGAACCTATGAGCACAGCTGTACAAATACCAAGTTTTGGTAGAGGTTTACCAACTGACAGACCACAAATGGGTAAATATGTACCTGGCCCTAAAGTTGTAGATGCTGAAACATTAAATAAAATATGGGAAGCTAGACTAACTACTTATATGGCAAATGCTTCTAAATTTGATAGAACAACAGAAGTATCTAAATTAATTAGGAGATTAAAAGCATAATGAGAGAATTTGAAGAAGGCATAGGTAATCCATTTGATACACCAGTTCCTGGTCAAAGTTTAACAGATACTCCAGGTAATTACCCTTGGGAACATGCACCACTTATAACTGATCCTGAGCAAGCTACAGAATTTATTTGGGATAGATTACATAAACCAGAATTTGCAGAACAAGTTATTGCTATGTTAGATGCAGGTATACCAGTAGAAGCACTAGGTAGAGTTATATTATTTGGTGGATTTGTAGAAGGTAAATTTAGTCCTGATGTAGCATTTATTATTGCACAGCCAGTTATGGAAATGATTGCATCTATGGGTATTGCAGCTGGTATAGATAAGTTTAGAATGTCAATGAGTGACTTAACTAACAATAAACAAATGACAGAAATTATTAAAATTAAACAAGAGAAAGAAGAATTTGAAAAAATAGCCAAAGGTGTAAAACAAGATATTAAAAAAGTAGAAGATAAAGGTCTAATGGCTAGACCACAGGAGGCAGAATAATGAGTATATTTAGAGGAATAGCTACAGGTTTTTTAGGAGCAGCTATTGAAGACAAAGCAGCAAAAGACAAAACAAAAGCAGAAGTATTAAAAGGTGCTGCACAAAATTATCTAACTAATATATATCCAGAAACTGTTGAAGCCGAAAAAACTAGAAAATCAAACTTTAAAATATTATCTTCAACTTACACACCAGAGTTTGCTAATGTAGCAGATTCATCTGGATTTACTGTAGATAAAGCATCTATGGATAGATTAGAAACATTACTTAAAACAAATAAAATAGATAAGAAAAAATTAGAGTCAGCAACCTTTGATACAGATTATAATAAAAGATATGAAACAAGAGGTAAAACTTTTAATGAAAAGTATGCACCTATATTTAATCAAATTGGTATAAAAGAAATAGGTGGAATGGGACCTTATACAGTTAAGAGTCAACTAGAAGAAACTACAGTTCCACCAGAACAACCAGAAATGGAAACAGGTGAAACTCAACAGTTTTCTAGCACTAAATTATCAGATTATTTAATTCCAAAACCTGGAGCACTACAAATGCCTGAGACTGAATTTAATAGAGTTGCTCAATCATTTAGAGGATTTCAAAATGCAATAAAATTTGACCCACAAGGTAGAGTTAGTTTTACATTTAAAGGCACACAAGAAACTGAGTATAATGCTTTAAGAGCTGTAGCAAATCAAGTGTTACCTAATTTTTACAATGAAGATCAAAAGAAAGCAAATGTTGGTATGGCAGTAGAAGAAGCTAGTAAAATATTAACGGCACAAACTGGAAATCACCATAGAGATATTGTAGAAAACTACACAAAACTTACAGCTGTTCAGCCAGGAAAAGCAACACATAGTGGAACTGGTACATTAAAAATATCTGAAAATGATTTATTAATTCATTTATCTAAATTAGGAACTAAATCAGAACAAAGATATTATGCATTAAGTTTCCCAACTGGTGTAAAATTACCAAGTACTGGTGAAGATGTTAGAGACTATTTATTAAGAATAACGAGGTAGTATGTCAAAATTATCTTTAGGAGATTATGCAGTTAACTCAGAAAGTTATAAAAATCAAGTTGCTGGTGGGCTTAGTCTTGAAGAGCTTAGAAAAAGAAGTGAACAAAATAAAATAAGTAAAGAAAGTATTGCAAAGAATCCCAGTATTAATAATGCTATACCTATACAATATAATGCAGATGGTTCTTTAAAGTATACTTTTGATAATATTTATGAAAATAAACAATTAACTGCAGTTGCAAAAGATTATTATACAAATAGAGATGATGTTAATTATACAGACAAAGAAGCTGTAAATAAATTTATAAGTGATAGAACTTGGAATCAAGCTAATACTTTTGCAATGGGAAAAGAATTTGCTTACATAACTGGAAACAATGTAGGTGAAGATCAAAAAGCTAGATTATCTTATTTAACTAGATACTGGAGTGAACTACCTAATTTTTATGAAGAAGGTGGAAGAGGAGCATCAGGATTTTTTGCTAATTTAGGTGTTGCAGTTTTAGATCCATTAAATATAATTGGTGGTGGTACTGGGGCTATAGTTGCAAAAGGTGTTCTTAGAAAAGCTGGACAAGAAGTTATTAAAGCTCAAACTAAAAAAGGTATAACTAAAAAAACAATAAAGAAAGATATTTTAAATAGTCCAGAAGATTTAGCCAAGTTATCTGCCCAAGCAAAAAAAAATGCAATTATAAAAGGTTCAGCATCAGTATCTGCAATTGAAGGTGCTGGGTTTGGAACTATAGATATAGCTAATCAAGTAGTTGAAAAAGAATTAGAATTAAGAGAAACAGTAGATCCTATAAGAACAGGAACTGTTGCACTAACAGCTGCAGGTTTGGGATTTTTTGTACCAGCTGCAGGTGGATATATTACAAATAAAATTGCTAATTTAAGACTTGCAAAAAATAATAAATTAAATAGCGAAATATTAAAAAAACACTCTAAAAAACAACCAGATAATACGGGTAGATCTGAAGGCGTAAATTCACCAATTAATGGAGAAGTAAGTGTTGGCAGTATGCTAAGAACTAATTTAGCAGATCAATGGGATTTTATTAAAGTATTACAAAAAGAAATTACAGGTGTTGGTGGAGATGTAACAAGTTTAAAAAATATATACACTTCTAAAAAAGGTTTTATAGATCCAGTTACAAAAAGGAAAGTAGATCCAATTTTACAACCTTACTTTCAGTTAAGACAATTAGCATCATCGGGAACTAGGGGGCATCATTTTATAATGAATGGTGTATACTTACCACCTAATCCAGTTGCTAGAAGTGCAAGTTATAAAAAAGGTAAAAGTAAAGGTCTACATGAAATATTAGAAAAATTTGATATTGATAATGAAGTTAATGAATTTTTAAATTATGTAGCTTCTAAAAGAATAAATTTTATAGCAAAAAGAAGACCTGCTTTAGAAAAAACTTTACCAATAGATAAAGCAACTAGAAAAGAATATATAGACTTTGCAGAACTAGATGCAGCAGCTTACAAAAAAAAATATGGAAAACGATTAGTAAGAAAAAATAATTTTAAAAAAGCATTAAAAGAATACAAAGTATTTACAGATGAGCTATTAGAATACCAAGTTCAGTCAGGTTTACTTAATAGAGTAGATGCTAGAAAAATTTTAAAAGAAAATCCTTTTTTTATACCTTTAACAAGAGAAACAGAAAAAGTTGGAATAATAACAGCAGTAGGACAACAAACAAG